TGATAGCAGTTCTTTGTGACCATCAGCGAATTCTAGTCTTGCTTTATACCCGCTGGGGCTTTCGATAAGCTCTAATACTTCTGCATACATTCCATGCTTGTCTATTGTCTGAAGGTTCTCTCCAGCTTTTACTAATTTACATACTCTCATATTCTCTCCTTTAATTTAAATAATACACTTTTTGGTGCTTTTTCTAGTCCTGCAAGGGTGGTTTCTAGTCTTTCTTCTAATTCTTGTACTAGTTCCAACTTAGTGACTGGTTTTGTACCCGCTTTGGTTGTGTACTCAGTTTTTCTGTACACTCCTTCTCTTGATAGTTTTCCTATAATAGATTTTACACTCTTGTTAAGTTCTTCTGCTAATTTTTCCACAGTTTCTCTAGTTGGTTCTAATCTATACTGGTTTACTATATACTCTACTTGGTCTTGTGTGTAGTTAACTGCCATTTCTTTTTCTCCATTGTTTATCTGCTGTTCTTTTGAACGACCACTCTAAGATTCTATTAATTATCCTTTCTAGTATACGCATCTATGACCTCCTCGATTGACATTGGACTTTGTACTATACTAAATCCTTTCTTGTTTATCTTATGAACTGCTCCATTGTTGTAGTAAACAAAGTAGCCTTCTCCATATCCTAAATCTCCCATCCCACCTTTACAGACATAATGTTGAGATACTTTACTGCCCCAGTCTTCTGCTTCTAGGTAAAGACGTCGCTTTTCAACTATATCATTGTATTGAGTCATTAGCAACCTTCCCAGAATCTATCAGCGATTTCATCTAATACTTCATTAGGATAGATAGTTTCTCCATCGACTTCATACTCTCCATGATAATCAAAGTCCTCTGCTTCAGTATCAATACTAGGATAGAGTTCATTGAATGATGCCATGAGTTCATCAGCATCTGTTTCAGTGTAGTCTCCTTCCCAAGCAATCCAACCCTCATCTTCGACAGTTCCATAGTACTGCTTACCCATGAAGTTTCTAAACTCATCTTCATAAGTCATACTCGCATTTACTTCAGTATTGTACTTGTTTGCGTAGAACTCCATTATATTTATTACTAACTCGTGAGGTTGTCTCCATGCTGAATAACCAGCAATGTATCCATCCTGCATTTCATCTATATGACACCACTTAGCACCTACGTTATCGCAGTACCAGTCATATGAGTTCTCTAAATCCCCATCTTTGTCTAATTGTTTTTCTACTCTAGACATGAATGGTTGATGTTCTAACTCCAAATACTCTGTGATTTCCATATCGTTATCACTCCAATCTTTGATAGTTCTTTTTTCAGTCTTAACGCACTCGTTAAACTGTTCGTCTTCAATTCCTTCTACATGAATTGTAAAATGTACATGATTTGCCATGTTAAATCTCCTTAATTTTTATTGTGTTGTTATGTTGTTGCCAGAACTTCAAACCTTTGTTCAAATTTCTCTGGTCTTTTTTTATGTTTAAACTGCTCCAAGGTACCAACTTCGGTGGGTAAGGACACTTTGCACATAGATTTAGCATTGTGTCTAGTTTATCTCCCCACTCAGAAATATGTCGTCCTTCTACTCTTTTAGCATACGACACATTACATTGATACATTGTATCTCCAACTATTGTTCTACAATCATTTTTTGACCAGCACATCTTCCAGTTTCCTTCTTGGGTGTACTCAACATTAGGTAATCCTACCCCAAATTTTTCAAAAGTTGTCATAAGATTGATATGAGTTCTTTGAAATCTGTTAGAAATACCACTACTTCTATATGCTGTTAGTTGGTCTACCTTTGTATTTACTAGAGGGTATAGTGTAATTAGTACTTTATCTAATTTAGAACATGCACTAATCACTTTCTCACTAAAATTAAGACCATTTGTGTTTACCCAGACCTCTTTTGCTACCTTTGATTCCATGAGAAAGTCAACGATTTCAGGGAACTTTGGGTGGGTTGTTGGTTCTCCACCCAATATTTTAAGTGTTTCTAGTTGATATCCCCACTTTTTAATTAACTCTACCTGTTTAACTACTTGTTCGTAGGTCATAAATGTGTTTACATTCTTTCCTTCTTGGTCATCTCCAAACTTGAAATCTAGTACAGAACAATTTTTGCAACTTAAATTACAAGCATGAATAATATGTATATCAAACTGACCAGTTAGTAGCATTAGATATCTCCCTCTGCCCTTACTTCTGAACGAATTACTTCAAAACCATTCGGATATCTCTTTTCTAGTTTGTTAATGTTCTCGTCCATTACTTCGTCAGGAGTAAACCCAAGAGCAATACACCCTTGAACCCAGTACCAAAGTACGTCACCTAACTCTCTTTTCATGTGAAAAATTTCGTCGTTTGTGAACTGTGTATCGTTCTGAAATACCTTTTTCTTCACAATCTCAGCAAACTCTCCACTCTCTGCCATCATCCCTATCAGTGCAGTCATCAATCTTGCTATGTCTATCTCACAGTCAATCATAACTCCATTCTGCATTGTATGATTTCCCATCAGTTTGTCCAATCTATCACACATTTTAGTCGTATCTTTACTTGTTTCAGATGTGCACTGGTCTACGAACTTAGCGTAGTCATTAATTTTACTCATTACGCTACACCTCCACTGATTTCAGATATAAACTTCTCTGCTTTTTGAAGCATATCCCACTCTTTCTTTAGTATTAACTCATCATCACGCAATATTTTACCATTTTCTAGGTATATTGTCATGTGTTTACAGTTCCTTGCTGGACACTCCCAATGTTCGTACTTAGGTTTTGTATCTAACGGGTACTCTATTTTCTTTATTACGCTGCCGTTTGCTTCCATGCCTACACCGTAATGCCTTGTATTGCCATATATTTTATTTGCCAATGTCTTTCACTTCTCCTTTTGGTATCACTTGATATGCACCTTTGTTGTAAGCAATCGATACTGTATATTGCTTACTGATGTTTTGTTTGTATGAGTTATCCTTAGGCACAGTATATTCTCCCACTGGTGCACTCGGGATATCACTCACTTCTCTAAATTTTTTCTTCATCTGTACATCGAAATTTGGTTTCGCTTTTGTACTCTTGTAGAGATGACCTACTTTTCTCTTGCGACCATACTGGTCGTACTGCATACTGCCTTTCTTCATAGTATTCTCCCAAGTATAAAAACCTGTAGAATTAATACTAGTATAGGCACTACTGTTCTTACTAATTCAAGTCTATGCTTCATGTCTCTGATGTCATCTTCTATACGCCTTGCTTTCTTAGTCATTGTTGTCTCCTTCTTCTGGTAATTTAATGTTGTTAATTGTGCAGAGTCTGTTGAGTAATTCTTCATACTCCATTGTCAACTCTACGATGTGTTCGTTTAAAGACTGTAGGTCGTCCAAGCACATTTTGATTTCTTCTTCCTGTACTTGGAGTTCCTCCACTAGTCTTGTTGCTTCGGTGATTAATGGAAACTGTATAACCTTTCCCACTATCTGCCCTGTCCTCTGTATTTTTTGAATGAACGCTTCTTGCCTTTATTCATATTCAGACTGATTCTGTTGTGTGAGTCGCCTTGTGCAGTCTTTTTCTTGTGCGACTTATGTACTGCTTTACCACCCCACTTCATGATTGCACCTCAGGTGTGACCCACTCTATCTTGATACCTCTGCGTTGAAGTTCATTAATGCACTTCTGTCTTACTTTAGGTTTGATGTTAGTACCTTTTGAGTTGATGTACTCAAATAGTTCTTCTTTCTTCATGGTGTGCATGTAGAAGTGTTCCATAGGTAATTTACTTGCTGGTACGCCTCTGACGTATTTTTTTGCACTTGGTTTAAATTTTGCTGGCATATTGCTCTCCTGTTTTGTATTGTTAAATTGGGGAGGGCATTTTCATCCCTCAGTGTATGTTCAGACATAACCTCCACACTCATTCATCTAGGAAAATGTGGTTTCCTTTTTCTTTTCATATAGATATTATACTGGATTTGTGATTGATTGTCAAGAACTATTTTAAATTAACATAAAGAATTTTGATGTTAAGGTTTTTGAAGCGAAAAAAAGGAGAACCGAAGTTCTCCTCCCCAAACTGTTTGTTTTTTAAAGTGGTCGTGTCGGAATTAACCACGAACCTGTCCACTGCGTAACGATTGGTGATGGATATTACGAACTTCAATCTACGACTTGCGTCTATGGTATACTGCTCATTTCGCATCACTTCTTTACTAAGTTGCTCTATTTTTAAGTCTTTGAGGTTGACTTTGTGTCGACTAATCGAGTGCCAACTTCTACTGTATATCTACAGAGTGAAGGTGCGACCTCCGTTCTCGTTGCAATCTCTTTCCTACTTAAAGGTTGCGACATTGTCATTATCATGTCAGTTTCATACTGCCCCTCGTCCCGCAGTATGAGATGGTTGCCTCTGTCGTGTTTCGCATCGAAATACTACTACAACTTGCTCCCTTGCTCTCACTTGGCACACTATGTGCACCAGCATATGTGTCTGCTTACTTCCGTGACACCCTAAGGTGGCAGACAACGAGGTTTACTCTTTAAAACTTTCGAATTGACAGTTAAAACTGAATCTCCTCTAATCGTTTAAGCGTGGTTTCCTCACACTGGGGTTGATACTTTGGTATATCCACCCTGTTCAATTACCTCTACTTTAGTAAACCCGAAGGTCGTAACGCCCATTAAAGCAGTAAAACAAATCGCTTTTATACTATCGAGATAGTGCCGAATTATCTTGCTTCGTTGTCTCTGCTTACTGCCTTAATCTACTCCAAGCAAAATGTTGGAGAGTATGGACTTACAGAGAGTATCAACTCAAATTCTTTACCGACCAGTTCATCGGGTTATGACTCGCTCCTTGCTGCGGAAGGTATGTCTCATAACGACTCTCAAAAGCGGATATTATCTCAGTTAACGCAATCTATCAATATCTAACTAGCATACGGCAGTGTTTTACGAGTCGCCACTCAGGGTAGAAAACAACTCTTGCTTATTTATTCGCTCTCCCTCCTCCGAAGAGTCTGGGGTCAATGCTAAATCATTTATTTTTACAATTTAGTGTTGTTTTCTTTGTTTCTGAATATATATTATACTCAATGTTTAACCATTTGTCAAGAAGAATTTT